TGAAAGCACTATCTTTTTCAAGTGTGCTTGTATTACTGCTTATTGTAGCCCTATCCCCTCTCTACGTCACTATGGGGATAATGACAAGGCAAATGCATGAAAAGGTTAATTAATCAGCAGCTTCGGCTGTATTTCCCTCTGCTACCCAAGCAAGGTACTCTTGGTAGTCGGTGTTTTCTTCATCAAAAGGAATAAAATAACAAGAATCCTTTAAAACACTTCTAACTTTTTTATCTATTGGATCTTTTATTAATTTATAAGTTGTCATAATTCTGCTGATGCCTCCCAGTTATAAGTAACATAATTACCTGCACTAGCTCCAGATACATATATTCTGGTTAAAGCGTGTGGCCCACCATAAGAAGCTGTTACAGTTCTTTCAGTTCCTTGTGCATTTACTCTGGCTGCTGTGCTTGTATCGCTTGGATTGTAAATCGTTACTGTAGGTGATGCTCTTTTTGGTACTTTATAAACAATACCTGTTGGAATTACTAAAGTATTACTATCATTAGATGATATCGTACTCCAATAAGAAGTAACAGAACCATCTGTGGTCTTAGCAGTTGTCAAACTATTATGTGTCTCATAATATCTCATAGATAAAGCAAGCTCCTGTGCAAATGACCTATGCTCAAAATCTGTGCAAACATCTGAAGCCTCTAACTGAACTCCACACAAATAAAAATTATTTGATGTACTATCAGCAACATTTACCTGTCCTACTGCTCTGTTTGCATTAGTATTTGCAGCCCATGATGTTGCTAAAGTTCCACTTGTATATGTACTTCCAGCAGCTAGATAAAAGTGTATTTGAAGAGATTTACCATTATCATTTCCAAAAGCATTAGAAGTTTCATTATCAATAATTAATTTTTGTTGTTCCCAAGTGTCAGCACTAGCGATTGTGTAAGCTTTACAAATATGCCTACTATTATCATGGTCAAATAATTCAACAATATGAGTTCCAGTTTTTGGAGATTTTACCCAGAAAGATAATGCAAACTTTTTAGGACTTGTTGTGCCTTTACCAAATCTTTGTACATCTTGCCCCTCCAATCTTTGACTTATCATCAATCTATCTCCAGCAGCTAAAGAAGCATCAGCGGTAGTGCAGTCCATTTTTAAGCTACTTCTGAATGCAGTACCAGCAGGTACATCTGTGCTTTGAGATTGAGTCCAAGTTCCAGCAGTTCCTATATTTGTGACCCAACGATCAACAGTATGGTATCCGTCAGATGTAATACTTGCAGTCGATACGGCTCTCTGGGCAATTTGAAATTCTCCGTTTACTATGACATTTCTATTACTTAGGTTATTAGTAATATTGGCAGTACACGTTCCATCAGTATTATTGACACTAATAGCAGCAGTACTGGCTCCTACCCCTTTTATCGAATTTACCTTGATCTCTGACATAATTAACTATAAGGTGAGTCTCCAAGAATAGAGGTGTTCCATTGTGCTTTTAGTTGAGCTTCAGTCTTAGCAGAAGCTATTGCAGAATCAGCAGGTGCATCTCTTAATGCTTGCTTCTTACTAACTATATCAGCCGTACTAGATGATGTCTCTAAAGCTTTTTGAAACTCAATATCAAGTTCTGCAAGTTTATCTTTTCTTGCATTTCTAATTTTTTCTTTATGTAATTCTCTGGCTTTTGCCATATCTGTTTTAATAATACTCATGAACCAACTCCATCTGTTAAATCTGATTCTGAAGCTGTCCAAGCATTTCTAAAACTTCGATCAGTAGGAATATCAGAATCTTCTACTATTTTATATTTTTTTCCTGTAGGAACATCTTTTTTTGCAATTTCTTCAATAGTGTAAATTTTATTTGTAGCAGGGTTTATGTCATTAAATAAAGGACTAATGACTGCTACTACTCCATTTTCTTGTAGGTAAATGATTTTGCTCATAATTAACGTATAAAAGCTATTTGACCAAATTGAGCATCACTTGTATTACCAGATGATGTTTCTAATGTTTTAAATTCATATTTAGCAGTTGTTTTATCTTGTTGACAGGCAACTCTTGGGGAAGTAGCACCATTTGAAGTACCTGCAACCATACAATAATTAGTATCAGGCATAGCTGTTGAGAAATTTACTCTGTATTGTCCTTCACCTAAATCAACCAATGAACTTACATTACCTCCGTTACCACTACTAACAGTACCAGAACCATTAAAGTTTGCCCATGCTCGAACTCCATAAATAGTAGTTGTAGAGCCAAATCCAGAATCAGCTTTTAAATTATTATCAACGGAAAGGTCGTTTGAACAAGTTACATTTCCAGTACAAGTAGTCGTGCCAGATACTGAAAAATTACCAGAACTATCTGTTTGTGCAACAATACCATCTGCTGCGTCAGGTAAAGTTAAAACCCTGTTATTACTAGAAGAAGAAGGGGCTTGCAGGCTAAAAGACCCACCACCTGATGCTGCGTTTAGTTTAATCTTTGCTGTCATTTATCCAGCCTCCAATGCAGCGACTTTTGTTTCCAATACTTCAATTTTAGCAACAGCTTCCTGTAATGCAGCAGTAAGTAAAGGTACAAGTTTACTTTGATCTATTCCCTGATATTTAGGCACAGTTTCTTTTACATCACCAACTTTCTTACCAGATGGAATTGTATCTTCTTTTGTATATAAAATATTTTCTGTTTCATCCTTTGTTCCTGATATGGCCTCAGGAACTGCTGTAACCTCATGTGCAAAGAATCCATCAACTGTTGTACTTGCATCAGCTTTAAAATTAAATCTATATGGTTTTAATGTTTTTAATCTTGTTATTCCATCAGAAATAAGAACTTCATTTTCTTTTAACCTATAATCTGAACTTGTATTATAAGACGTACTAGAACCATTAGATATTATATTGCCAACCTTATTACCATCAGCATTTGCAAGTCCTATCATTACTCTATTATTTCCACCGTCAGCACCATTATGTCTGAGAATCATTACGTCTCTATCATCGGTAGTATTGAAAAAGAAACTCGCTACATTATTACTAGCACCGCCATTTAAAACATGAAGTTTAGGTTCACCAATACGAGTAGAACCAGTCTCTCCTATCATTAATCCACCAGTAGAGGTTCTAAGACGCATACGTTCTGTATCATTAGCTCCAAAAATTAAATCATGGTTAGTTATAGTAAACAATCTACCAACTGGGCCTGATCCAGTTCCTATTAGCATATTTGCAGTGGAATCACTTACTCTTATTCCTCCACCATTAGAACCCCTAACTGCTAAAACATCATCAGGACTTGTTGTACCTATTCCCAGACGACCATTACTGTCAACAGTTGCTCTAGTAGTTCCACCTGTATTGATATTGACAGTATCAGATGCAAAATTTATTCCTGTATTGCTATCTGTTCCCTGTAATGCTGGTGCGGAAGCTGATCCGTCAACCCCAGAAATACCAGTAGTGCCGTTAATGTTTAAAGCCATAATTAAAGAATAACAAGGATTGCACCAGATGGCACAGTTACAGTAACACCACTATTTATAATAGGACTTACTGTGTGTGCATTTTTTCCTGATGTTATCGTATAATTTGTTGTTACGTTAGTGTCCGATTCAAAAAATACCTCATCATTACCTCCTCCAGTAGCTCCAGCACCGCCTCCCACAGCAGTAAACTCAGATCCGTTATATATTTCAGCAGAAGTAGTAGTACTGTTGAATCTAAAGTCTCCTGTTGATGGCGAACCAGGTCTTTGAGCAGTAGTTCCAACAGGTATCTGTAAAGCTGTTGTGTAATTATGTATAACATCTCCAGTAAATGTTGCTCCTGCAACTGGAGCTAAACCTAAGTTTGCCTGTGTTACATTACCAATCTCGATATATCCATTATTAGCTGCATTTCTTATTTTTAATAAATTAGATGTTGTATTAACTGATAACTGGAACGCAACCTGTGTACCACTAGGATCTGCTGATCCACTATTTAAACTTTGTATAGCAGCAAAGACATTATTTAGGTCGGTACGGACTGCACTTCCCGTTCCATTATCTATCGTATAATCTGTGACTTGTGCCATTTAAAAAGCTACCTTGTGCATATTCTACCCTCCTTTACCAAATCCGACAGCCTGATAGGTGAAATTTCTATCAATCGAAGCATTTGATGAATTTTTGAAGTGAACAGTAAAACCCGTTCCAGATACACTAGACACTTCAAAGTAATCTCCTGATGCCATATTTTGAGCATTGATACCAACAGAGGGTAGATTGGAATTTGCTCCAAGCAAAGAAGAAGTGCCAACAAAGAATGGATTGGTAAACGTAACAGCCTTTGCCCCTGCTCCGCTTGCAATAACATTACCTTGTTCTGTTCTTCTCTGTAAAGATGCTGTATAGCCTAACTGCGAAACTTTTATATCCTGTGCAACATCATTACTGATTAATTTAGCCCTAAACTGAAATCCTCTGCCTTTATAAGTACCATTTGCAAAGGTCTGGAAGTCAGAATAAGTAGGAGATCCAGATGGATCGTCTTGTGTAACTCTTACTAACATTTCAGCATTAACTTCTGTTGCTGTAGCACCATCAAAATCTGTCCATGTATCAATATTTGCCAATCTGCTGTCAATCAAATCATTAGGATAAAATGCCTCTGTTAAGAAATGACGTTTTAAATCAAGGCTGAATACACCACCCAAATCTAAAGTATCTCCACCAGCAGTTCCTCCAAAATCATAAGTACCAGAACTTGCAATACCACCAAAGTCATCTAAAGAAGCAACTGTATCAAAATCAGTGATGGCATCAAATAAACCCGTACCAGATAAATTTAAACTGTTTGTTACAGCATCAAATTCAACATTAACCTTCGTTCCTTGAAACTTAGGACTATCTGTATCTTCTCTTCTTGTCTGTGTGATTAAAGGTGCTTGGTTGTCAGGTAGATCAATAATTACACTTGTCTCTCCTGCACAGAATCTACCGCCATCATCTTGAAATTTTAAAATGTACTCGCCCTCAAGATAGGGTACATCCGCAGATGTGGTAGCACCACTAAGAGCTTGAATTAAGTCAGTACTATTACTAAATGTACCATTACCATTGGTTAGGGGAGAATGTCTGACATATACCCTACCTCCATGAGTAACATCTAAATCTGTAGACCGATTCCAACGTAATCTTACTAATTTTTCATTTATTGGTTCTGCAGTCAATCCAGTTACATTTGATGGTAATGCAGTTTTACCAACAGCATTAAAGGTTAGATCAGCAGAAGTCGCACTTGTCTGTAATGCAGCATTATAACTAAATACTTGAAACTCATACGTTCCAATATCAGTATTGAATATCTCAAAATCAGGAGAAGATACTGTTGTAGAAACAAAGTTACCATTATTGAATCTATAGTTAACCTGATACTGCGTAACACCGACAATAGGTTGCCAACTGACGATAAGTTTAGATACTGCCTGATTATTTATCTCGACAAGTTTTTCTTCTGCTAAAAGTGCAGTAGGAGGATCTTTTGGTAGATTTAGTACCGATACAGTTCTTGTTGGTAAAGTTGCACCATCTTCAATAAATGCGTATTTTTCGTTTACATAAGATAAAGCTGTAATTGCATAATTTATACCATCAGATTCTTCTACTGTTATTACTCTAAATTTCTGAGCTTGAACTGTATCATCTTGCAGTAACCAAACTGTATTAGCATTTGGAGTCTGAGAAAAAGCAGAAGATACTGTTATAACTGCACCTGAGACACTTGATACTGACTTACTTTCAACAGTTCCATCAGGTAATATCACACTTAATGTTGGATTATTTGTTGTTGGTAAATCAGTTGCAGCAGAGTCATCTACAGTTATTTGAGTTGTTGTGGCAGAACTTACCCTTCCACCTCTTCTAAGACCAGAACGTACAGGATCAGCTATTTCTATAACAGCACCAGGTCTTACAACAACACCAGAATCTATAGAAGTTGCAAATGAAACCACTTCACTTTCATTTTGTTCTGCAAATAAAATAGCCTTTGCTAACCTTCTAGCTTGACCTCTGGATGTACACGCAAATCCTTTTACTTGCTTGATAATTACTCCTAGCTTGGCTATCGAAGCAGTATCTTCATAAACCTCATAATCTATTTCTCTACTATCCATATTGAAGTAAGAAACAGAAATAACTGTATTTCTTGTTTTTAATCCACTTCCTGAGTAATTGAATCCTTCTTCAGTTACATTAGCTAAGTTAAATAAATAGCTTGCATCTTTTGGACTATCCTGTGCAAGAAGAATACTACCAGCAGACCATATCGGCATACACCTCATTACACCTGCTAATTCATTTATTAAATCAAATGCTTCACTAGATGATTGAATGTTTACATTGCAACTGAATCTGGCTTCCTGTCCTCCAAATCCATCATCAACAAGAGTATTAGCAAACTTACTTGCAGTAACAAAAGAAAAAAGATCAAGAGAACTCTCTGTTATATGATTACCAAATCCATAGCGTGTATCCAAAAGTAAGTCCAGTAACACCATCGCAGGGCATGAGCACCATTGAGCAGCACCCATAACTCCATTAAAAATATATCCATCGGGATAGACAATACGACCAGTTGTACTGTCAACAGTAGGAGTGCCAGAACTATTAGCACCTGCACCGGGAATTCTTACCTTTATCCCTCTGATACGATACTTTCTACTAGGTATTGATTGAAACTGCATAGAGTCCAATCTGAGAGAAGCATAAGCACTATTGGCATAAGTATTAGAATCATCAACTATTTCAGCAAAACTTGTCCATTGAAATGCGTCTTGTAAACTTGAATCTGAGCTATCAGCAGTAACTCTGGTAACTCTTATATCAACAGGAAAAGCACCTGTAAAGTTTACTCTGTAATCTCTTTGATAAGCATCAGCAGTTCTTCCTGTAATAGTGTCAGAAATAATATCAGTAAAACCACCAGAATTATATTGAACAGCTATTTTTAATGAAACAGATGATCCAAGTAAATCTCCTTTATCTGTTGCTTTTTGTATTTGAGGAAAAGTTATTGTGATATTTGCAGCATCAACATTTGAGTTTGTAATCTGTCTAGTAACAGGAGAAGATTGAGTGACAGTAACTCCTACTGCTGTAACAGAAGAACTACTTTCAATACCTTCAACTTTTGTCTGATCTGACGTTCCAAAACGAGGATTGAATGTTACATCTTGAAAGTTGAAATCAGTTGTAGCTGGAGAAGCAGAGGTAGCTGTTGCTTTTAAAACAGGAGTATCATTTAAAAATACATCTTTTAATGCAGCATTATTATATGCAGTAGTTCCTTTTGTAAGTCCTTCTTTTGATGCAGAGGCAAAGCCTTCTATCTCTCCTTCAGAAATAAGATCGAGAAAAGTAGCAAACTGTCTACTATGTAAAGTATCAGGAGTTCTTGTCGGTTGAGGTGGAGTAGGAGGAGAAGGTGATCCAGAACCTCTAATAATTTTAGGATTTGTCATGCTTGTACCTGCTGAGTATCAATCGCACCACTAATAACAACTGATCCTGTAACTATTTCTCCATAAACTATAGGAACGGGAGTACCTGCTCTTGATGTATTTTGCGTACCAGAAAAACTGAATGATAATTGTGGATCTTGTTCTGACTTAAATTCTTTTGGTTTTGGCAAAGGGAATAACATTTCAGAAACACCTTGTAAAGCTAAACTAGCACCTAAATAAACTAAACCTTTTGCTAACTTACCTGCACTCGCAAAACCAAATCCTGTTGATATTCCCTCTGAAAAAACTAAACCATTAGGAACAAAAAAAGCAGCACCTATTAATGCAGCACCTAATAGTATTTTCCCAAGACCACCTCTACCAGCACCAGCTATTACAGGAACGATATGTATATCTTCCTGTCCTATTGGGTGATGTATTTCTTCTTGATCTACTGCATAATTACCAACTTTTACCTGATAATATTGAGGATTCATATACTTCTCTACCTGCGGGAAATTATTAACAAGAAAACTTACCGCTTTTCCAAGACTATCTACGTGTATTTCAAACTCTTTATGCCCTACAAACTCTGCAAGCTCGCCATATAGCTTTAACTTACGCAACATAACGATACCTCCCTCCTGTACATTTTAACAACCATTGAGAATAAGGCTCTCTACAAGATAGTCTATCGGTTAAATGATGTAAAACATCTCCATCTAAAAAAATAGCTACATGATTTAAACCAGGAGATCCAATAGACATCAATAAAGCATCGCCATTTATTGTTTTTTCATCTGGTCTAAGTTCTCTAAATCCAGTTCTCCATGCACAGGTTTCAAACAAAGGATTAAGAATAAATTCTTCTGGTGTTGTAGGTCTATCCCAATCTTTTAATTCAATACCTTTTTCTTCTTTATACCAATCTTTTACTAAAGACCAGCAATCCGTAACACCCCAAACCCAAGGTCTACCCAATAAAGGTGGTTTATATCCACAAGGTTCACAATATCCCCATTGTTCTGTTTTTGGATTAACAATATGCCATGGAAGATTACTTTGTTCACAACTAATTTTATCTGCCTGACTTGGTGTTGGTGGTGTTATAGGGTGGCTATGAACAACGGCTGTTATCTCTCCTGTATTATCTGCTTTTACATAATCTTCTGGATCAATAATAAAACATTGATGATCTGTCATTGAAAGATTACGACAACGATAATATCTTTCTTTTCCTCGAATATTTAATAATAACCCACAAGACTCTTTAGGATCTTGGTCTTTCGCATGAGTAAGTGCTTCTTCTTTCCAATTCATGCTATAAACGTACCAATTGAAGGAAACTCTGTTCTAGTACATTGTCTTTTAGGAGCACGAATACCAGCAAGATCAAAAACAGCAGCTAATTCAAATTGTACGACTTCTCTATTCTCTGATGATTTTCTATCAATCTTATATATTTCTTGAGGAAACTCTGCTGTAGGATCTGGTGTGCCTAATGGATTCGTGCCTCCAGAAAAATTAACGGCATCAAGATACCGTGCTAAAGTTCTGATCCTTGTCACAGTAGCTCCTGTTAAATCGTTTCCTGTTGTTACTTGATTTACATTTAACAAGATGGCTGTGATAGTTCCAAGAGCATTACTGACAGTTAAAGTGGGTCTGGGAAGTTGACCTTTTCTAAAAGCAAAACCTTCAGCCTGTATTGGCATTTTTGTATAACTATTACCAGCCCAAACAATATCTCCGTTAGCATTTAAACTCGTTCCATTATGGAATCTATAAGTTTGAGTAGAACCGTGCAAAGTTGCATCAGTTGTTAATGTAAATAATTCAATTATTGCTGAAGGGTTGATCTTTTGAAGATCAGTAATAATAGGAGCAGTACTCATGGTTCAAATACTTCTCTAAATGTTGCCTGTATTGTAGCTCTATTGTTATAAGGTATAGATTTATTCCATCCTTCGCAAACAAATTTTTGTGCAGCAGCTTCTCCAGGTGCAGTAAAATCAAAACTATCACTATCTTCTGCACGGGCATCAAGGAAACTTTCTATTTCGTCTGCTTCTACTTCAGAAACATTAAAAGTAAAGTTATAAATTTTAGGATTTTGATGTTCTGCTAATCCAAATAAAATTCTATGTTCATAACCATCAGCAAAACGAATTGTTCGAGTATTTGGTGCGGATCTTTTTTGTTGTCCGTATGTAGGTTTTATTGAAGGAAAAGTAGCCATTATGCAAGTAATCCTCCTGGTCGTTTTTGCTGTACTATTTCAGATTGTACTGCAACTGAGATAAGCCGACCAAGTTCTCTACCCTGCTCCTCATCTCCTTGAACTGAAGAACCAGAAGCATCTACATTTACAACTACAGTAGTTCCACCACCAAGAGCATGATTTGGTGTAACCATACCAGACACTCCTGGTGTAAATAATTCTGGACCACGTTCTCCGACAAGATAAGATTTACCACCTTTAGCCATACCTCCATTCGCTAAACCAGGAACAAGAGGTGTATCTGGTACAACAAAGGGAATACTTGAGCTAGTAGAAAATGCTGCAGTATAAGCTGGATCTCCAATAGAATTAAACGCATTAAAACCACCAAACATATTACCAAATAAACCCAATATTCCTCGCTGAAATTGATTAGCTAACATTTTTGCAGCAGTATCTAGGAAATGATCTGCAATACGATTCAACATATTTCTAAACGCATCTGATACAGACATTGTTCCTTTTATTATTCCTTTAAATGACTCTTCAAAAGAACTAGCCATAGTCTGTGAAAGAGTTAACACTTGATAAATTGGATTAACTAATTTTTTCATTTCATCTTCAAGATTTTTTACTTTATCTGTAATACTAGAAAAAGCTAGAACTCCTGACTGACCAAATTTACCTTGTGCTTCATTTACTAAACCTAATAATTGTCTAACTTCTTTTAATGCCTCTTGAAAATTTTCAAATCTTTCAGTTCTATTTTCTGCAAATTCTTTTTCAATTTTTTCTACTCTTGCATCTGCAAAAATAGATGGAGAAACAAAATTATAAGGCCCACTTGAAAAAGCAGCAAGTATTTGATCTTGAATTGTGATAACTTTTGCTTCTTCTACGGCTCTATCTTTAGCTGCTTTAGCTTTTGCTTCCATTAAAGCCAATTCAACAACAGAAGCCTCGTTTACTAAATTTTGTTCTAATAATTGTTTTGTTACTTCATTTCCTATGTCTTTTCTAGTTTCAAATATTTGTTTAGCAAGTGCAGCTTGTGTATTTGTTGCTGCTAAAGTATCAAATGCACCAGCATCAGTACCAAAAATACTTACTAAAGATTTTACAACTGAACTAGATCCAAATTCTTTAAAAGCAGCAAAAGCTGCAATTGCTTCTTCTTTTGTTACACCAAGTCTATTTGCTAATTTATCAACATCAGCAGCTAATATTTTAGTGCTTCCACTTGTTGTAGAAAAATTAACATTTAAAGCAGCCAAAGATTTATTGAACTTTTCATTTCTATCAATCGCAGAACCTAACGCAGTACCAAGAATAGATAGAGCAAAACCAAATTGACCACCAATCAAACCTCCTGCTGCACCACCAAGTCCACCACCAACTGCTGCTGCACCTGTCTGTCCAAATAATAAAGGGAAAGCTCCACCAATAATTGCACTACTAGCTGTACTTCCAATTTTTCGCCTTCTTTCTCTTCTTTTTGTTGCAAGTGCATTTGCTTCATCTTCTGCTTTTTTTCTTAAAGCAGTTTCTTCTTTAATTGCTTTCTTTACAAAAGCATTTGATCGTTTCTCAAGAGATAACTGACGTTTTGTATTAGCTGCTCTCTTCTTACTTGCCCTTCCTCTTATAGCTTCAACTTCTTTTACAAGTTTCTTTTCATTTTCTAGTGCTTTTGCAATTCTATCGCCTACTGGAGATGATTGGCCTTGCAAGCTGCCCATACCAAAACCAGGTATCATTTCTAGCTGTGAGGCTTGAAAAGGTCCAACTGGAGAAGAATATGCTTGTGGATTACCAGCTAGTTTTCTTCTTCTACGTCTTATAGATTTTGCAACAGGATCAGATCCAACACCAGAACCAGGTAAAGGCATTGGAGTAAATGAAGTTCTTAAATTACTTAATAATTTTTCTCTTTGTTTATATTCTTTATTTAGTTGTTTTTCTGCAAGTACTAATTGTCTTGCAGCTTTCTCTTGTAAACTTGTACCAGAAGCAGCAGAATTAAAATTACTTTTAGCTTTTGATAAAACTTGATTTAAATTATCAAAACTTTTTACTAATAAACCTTGATCTTTTGCAGCAGATCTTAATTGTTTAGCAAAAGCATCTATATTTGTAGTTGTAGCCTTAACTTCTCTATTGAAAGAAGTTAATTGTTTAGCACCTTTTAAAGCAACAGCAATATCTACGTTATAATTAGCCACTTGCTATAAAAATTAAAACATTTTCTCTATATTACCTCTTTTTACCTCGTAAAGCACTAGATCTTTGTGCTTGTTCTTTTTGTTTTTCATATTCTTCATGCTCGATCTCTGCATAAGCAGCCCAACCTATCATTTCTTCAATAGTAAGAGTCTGACATAACTCAGCTACAGTTTTATGTAATTCTTTTGCTAGTGAAAATATAAATTTCCAATCGTTATTAGCTTTTTAAATCGGCTTTAGCCTGTTTAACCTCCTTATCAGCACCAGCGTTAATCATAGCTAGTTGTATTTCTTCAAGAATAGTAACTTCAATCTCTCTTCTAAGAGATGCTTTATCTCCATCTTGAAAGATTCTTTTACCATCTTCATCTAATGCTTTTTCAATCATCATTTGTAAAGCATAATCATTTACATCATCTGATGATTTCTTTTGTATTGATTCTCTCTCAGCAATAGTCAAAGGATGCCAATAAACAGTAAGAATAATTTCATCATTCTGTTTAACATCATGCTTATAAAGTTGAGAAACTCCAAACTTGTTTCTTAAAAGATCAACTGCTCTTGTCATGTTAATATGTAGCTATTATTAGTATACTAAGCGTTTGCAGTAAATTGGCAAGATATTAAGCCAAGAAAGTGTGAAGAATCATCTAATTCAATAGGAGCAGGGCCGACAACATCAAGCACTCTAGGATCACAACTGAAAGTATCTGTATAATCAGAAGCATTGACAGAAGTAAGTCCATCAATAACAGCTTCTCCTAATGTAGATAACACAGAAGTACCTTTACCTCTTGGAACGTAGATATTACATTGGATAACACCAGAATAAAAATCCTGTGATGCTCCTTGTGTTTGAGTCGTTGCCTGTGCAAAATCGACTGACATAACAATATACTTTTTAGTTTTGCCAGGTGTTTTAAAAACCATATTGTCATAAACCATTTCAACAGTATTATCTGCTGCTGCGACTGCATCTGTTACTGCTTTTTCAAAAGCTGCTCGTGTGTTAACTAAAGTCATGGAGTTTCGTAATCAACAAATACAGAACTAGGATCACTAAATCCACCAATACCTTTTCCTTTAAACCTAACATTATCAGATTTACCTCTAACACCTGTACCAAAAGCAGCAACACCAAGTTTTGGTTTTTCAGTAAATACTGTATTTATAAGTCTTTTTAATTCACCTTGAACATATTGAGGTATTTTGCTATTAGGAGAAGCTAAAGCTCTAGCTGCATATTGTGATCTATTACCAATAAATACTTTAGAAAAAGGTTTGAAATTAGGTATCGAATCAATAAATCTAGGTTCAATTACTGCTTGAGGATTACTTTGATCTCCTCTTCTTCGGGGTTTTATATTACTCCACGGAGCAACTGATTCTCTGACCTCATCAGGTCTAGGTCTTTGAGTACCAGCTGTCCAACTAGAAACAAAGAAACCTGTATCTACTGGACTATATCTTTTTGTAGATAAATCAGATAATACAGCACGAACCAAAGTATTTAAATCACGTTCTAAGTTGCCAGTAAGATCTCTTTCTATATTCTCGATACCTCTAGCTTTAGCCATCAGAACCTCACTAATAAAGTAAACAGATAAGTCTGTCCACCTTGTCTTGTATCTATATTAACTATTTGTCCTACTCTTGTAGATCCAGCATAAGTTAATGTAACTTCATCTTGAAAATCAGGTTGATTATCTCCTATCAAATCAGGTGTAATATAAATCTTTGCTTCTCGTCTTTCTCTACCATCATCTTCAGTAGAAATTACAAACTCAACAGGAGCATCAAA